TTTGACGACGCACTGGCTCATTACAACGAAAAGCAGACCCGCAGGGATCGCGTGATTGACGATTACTACGAGAAAATTCGCACAGGAAAGCAGGAAAAGCCGTTTGAAGAACTCATCATCCAGATCGGCAACAAAGACGACATGAACGCTACATCCGAAAGCGGTCAGCTTGCCCGACAGATGCTCGACGAATACATGCAGTCGTTCCAGCAGCGTAATCCGACGCTCCGCGTTTTCTCCGCACATCTGCACATGGACGAAGCCACACCGCATCTTCATATTAATTTCATTCCATTCACAACCGGCAGCAAGCGCGGACTCGAAACCCGCGTGTCGCTCAAAAAAGCGTTGGAAGCGCTCGGTTTTGCAGGCGGCACGAAAAGCCATACTGAGCTGAATCAATGGATTGAATCCGAAAAGCAGGTGCTCGCTTCCATCATGGCACAGCATAATATCGAATGGGAGCAGAAAGGCACTCACGAGGAGCATCTGTCTGTTCTGGATTACAAGAAACAGGAACGAAGCAAAGAAATCGCCGCTCTTGAAAACCAAATCGGCACCTTACAGGAGCAGACAGCGGTTGTCGAAACTGCGCTTTCCGAAAAACAGGAACAGCTCGACGATATCGCGCCAATCCTCAAAAACACCGAGAAATTCGTGCAAAAGTATAGCGACGATCCCGAAAAGCTGCTTCCGGAAGCCGGGATGCTGGAATCCGGCAAAGCGTTTCGAGAGAAGAAAGCGCTTCCGATTCTGGGAAAGCTCCTGAAATACGCCCGTTCGCTCTTTCGGGAAAACACCGAACTGAAAGTCAAGGTGCAGAAGCTCGAAAAGGAGAATACCGCTTTCAAATCGGCAAACTGGAACCATACTCACGAAACAGTCAGGCTGAAAATGGAAAACCAGGAACTGAAAAAGGACAAAAGCAAGCTGGATGCGCTGGTCGGCAGAATCGGGAACGATGTTCTGCAAAAACTGCTGAGCGAAACACCGAAAGAACAACCGAAACACAAGGAGGAATCGCTATGAGAAGAATTATATCCTGCCAGTTCAACATTGACACCGCCTGCGTGGATGTCGAGTATGAAGATGGTTTCGTGCTTTCTATCTATACGCCCGCCGTCGAAGACGCGGTCGCGCACACCATGCAGCAGCGTTCCGAGCTGGATTGGCTCATCTACAACGACCCGCTGGCGTATGTCGGACTAGTTATGAGCGGGAAAAGCGAGGAATATCTGAAAGCGGTTACGCGGTAATTGAATAGAAGGAAATCCGTCCCTGTCGGGTGGTCGGCGGGGACGGATTTTCTTTTTGCATCCTGTGTAATCTATACTCTGAAAAATCTTGAACGTTCGCGCCATTCGTGGTAGAGTAGGAATCAGAAAAACAAGGACAGGGAGGCGGCAATATGGAACTTATTTTGAAGCAGTATGACATTCCGCTTCTGCGTTTTTCCGCGACCAACGATTCCAGCACGCCCGAAATCGAAGTGCATTGGATCAACGAAGATCAAAGGCATCTCCTGCCGCTGGATATGGAATTGTCGCCGGAAGGGATCAGCCGCTGGATGCGCCGCCGCACCATTCCCCGCAACCGCGCCTATGTCAACCGGCTTTTGGCAAAATGCGGATTGAACGCCAACCGCCCGATGGGGATTCTCGCGCTCTGCAAAGGGCTTTCTGTGGATGACAGCTATTGGGTCGTCGAAGAAGGCTTTGAAGGCACCTTTGAAAAGTACAATCTCTTTGAAAACCGTTTCAGCGAAGTGCTGGCCCTCATCGCCTTCACCGGCTACGGAAGCAGCAACCGCTCATCGCTGGCTTCCAGCCCAGAATTTACGACAAACGGTATGCTGCCCAAGTGCTGGCGCAGAATCAGCGGCAAGGTCACGCTGTACAAGGGCGGCACAGACGGCGGCTACAACACGGGCGCAGAGCCATATTGCGAATACTACGCCGCGCAGGTTGCCGCCGCCATGGGGATTGACGCGATTCCATACGGTCTGTCGCAATGGAAAGGTCGGCTCTGTTCCACCTGCGAGCTGTTTACCGACATCGACCACGCCTATATGCCCATCGGCAATCTGGTGCAAAGGGGCGGTTTCGATGCGGTTGCCGCCTATTATGAAAAACTCGGCGAACCATTCCAGAAGGCTTTCCGCGATATGCTGGCGTTTGATGCGGTGATCTGCAACACAGACAGGCACTACGGCAATTTCGGCTTTATGATCGACAACAAAACCAACACCATCGCCGCGCCCGCCCCTCTCTTTGACCACGGAAATTCTCTGTTCAATCAGGCAGGGCCGGAGGATTACGAAAGCCCCGAAGCATTTCAACAATACATCGACACGCTCGTTCCGTGCGTATACGACGACTTTTTCGCCACCGCCAAACGCTTTATGACCGACGAAAACCGGGAACAGCTCCGAAAGCTGCTGGGATTTCGGTTTAAGCGGCATGTACGGTATAATCTGCCGTCCAAGAGACTCAAGCTCATGGAGGAACAGGTTCGGAAAAGGGCGATGAGGTTGCTGGAGAACTAAATATTCCATTAAAAACCGTTTCCAGCCATCAAAGGCAGAAACGGTTTTTGAACTATCATGCTTTCCGCGTCAACTCATCAATTCTTTCCAGCATATTCTTACCGCCGATATAAATGAGTTGCCGGTTCATATTTCCCACAACCTCGCCGTCGGTCAGTTCCTCCCATGGCTTCAAGTTATCACACACAATGTTTTGAGCATTCATCCATGCGACATATTCGGGGTGCGTGATATAAAATTTTTTGCACTTGGCAATCGCATCTTCTCTATCCAGCATTCCAGTTCGCAAAAACCGAAGTATTATTGCTTCGTATTCCACGATTGTCTTCGCATCGTCTGCAAGTTCCACAATTTTTCGTTCATCCACGTTTATCCCTCCCATTTATCACGTTATGTTGTGCATATAATTTTATCTATAATTATTATAAAGACATCGCTTATATTCTGCAAGAGCGAAAGAACAGAGCTTTTGTCGAACACATATTTTTTCTCTTTTTTCACCTCTTTCGGATTATCTTCATTTTGAATTGAGAATTCACGGCACACGTGATATACTATTTTTATACTGATTGAAATATCCGACGAGGTGACATATCATGACCAATGGGCTCAATATTAAGAAACTCGAAGACGATCTCTGGACCTCTGCCGATCTGCTGCGCTCCGGTTCGGCGCTGACCAGCAATCAATACTGTATGCCGGTTCTGGGTTTGATTTTTCTGCGCTATGCGTACAGCCGATTTAAGATGGTCGAAGCCGAGCTTCTCAAAAGCCGCCCCACGCGCAACGGTCGCCCGCTGCCCATCGAGGCCAGCGACTTCGCGGAAAAAAGCGCACTTTTCCTGCCTAAGGACGCGCAATACAGCTACCTCGTCAGCCTGCCTGCGGATATCCCCGCTCAAAACCTGACCAACATCGAGGGGCATGTCATGAACAGTTTGGGCGAGGTCGTCAACAACGCGATGGAGCTCATCGAGCAGCAGAGTGAACAACTCGTCGGCGTACTGCCCAAGGACTATACCATCTTCTCCGATGCGCTGTTGGCGGAGCTTCTGCGCATCTTCAACAACAACGCGCTCGATGACGTGGGCGGCGACGTCATCGGCCGCATTTACGAATATTTCCTCAATAAATTCGCGAAGACCATCGCATCCGACGACGGCGTATTTTTCACGCCCAAATCGCTGGTCAAGATGATCGTCAATGTGATCGAGCCGACCTCCGGCGTATTGCTCGATCCCGCATGCGGCAGCGGCGGCATGTTTGTCCAGACCGGCGATTTCGTCAACCGCGCGGGTATGATCGCCAACAACGCCATGACCTTCTACGGTCAGGAAAAAACGCCGTACAACGCCAAGCTCTGCCTGATGAACATGGCGGTTCACGGCCTTTCCGGCGTCATCCGCTCCGGCGACGAAGCCAACACCTTTTATCACGACGCGCATAACCTCTGCGGGCACTGCGATTATGTCATGGCCAACCCGCCGTTCAATGTCGATAAAGTCAAGGCGGAATCCACAAGCAGCGCGGGGCGCCTGCCCTTCGGTTTGCCCGGCATCAACAAAAACAAGGAAATCGGAAATGCCAACTACCTCTGGATTTCCTACTTTTACGCCTATCTGAACGATACCGGCCGCGCAGGTTTTGTCATGGCGTCCTCCGCGACGGACAGCAGCCAAGCCCGCGACAAGAGCATCCGCGAACAGCTCATCCAAACCGGCCACGTCGATGTGATGATGAGTGTCGGCAACAACTTTTTCTACACCAAATCCCTGCCCTGCTCGCTCTGGTTCTTCGACAAGGGCAAGCCGGAAGCGTTGCTGGACAAGGTGCTTTTCATCGACGCACGCAATTATTACACGGTCGTCGATCGCACGCTCAACGAGTGGACGGAATGGCAAATCAAAAATCTGACCGCCATCGTCTGGCTGTATCGCGGGGAAATCGAACACTATCATCAGCTCTTAGCGGATTATCGCGCCGCGCTGGGCAGCGACAAACCGTTCGCCGAAATCCAAACGGATTTGGAAGAACAACTCGCCCGGAAACGCGCCGAAGCCAAGGAAGCCGTTGAAAATGCCGCGCGTCGCGATAAAAAGGCGGTTCAGGCTCAGTATAATGGGGAGATTTCCGCGCTTGAGGACAAGTTCGCCGTCGCCAAAGACGCCGTCTGGCTTTACGAAAAGTTTGGCGAGGGCGTTTATCAGGATGTGCCGGGGCTTTGCAAAATTGAATCCCGCGACGTGATTCTCCGCGAAAAGGGCGCGTCGCTCACGCCGGGCGCTTATGTCGGGGTTGCGCCGGTCGAGGATGACGGCGTGGATTTCAAAACGCGAATGGCGGAAATTCATCGGGAATTGCTGACGCTGCAAGAGGAATCGAATCGGCTGATGGAGACCATCTCGAAGAATTTGGAGGAGATGGAGCTGTGAGTACTGTAACCCTTGGTGAACTGTGTAGTTTCGTCAATGGAGGAGCATGGAGTGATAGCGATTACTGCCATACTGGGATTCCTGTTCTGAAGGTAAGCAATTGCAAAAATAGTGGATTTTCATTAAGTGAAATAAGCTACTTATCACATGACTTGTGTGAAAAATACAAACAAAACAAGCTGCAAATTGATGATATAATCATCGCTACAGTTGGATCGCATCCGCAAATGGTTGAATCTGCGGCTGGTAGATCATGTATCGTAACACATGAAGTTGTAGGCTATTATCTCAACCAAAATGCTGTTTGTATACGAACCGTAAACCCGAGTGTATTGGATCAAAAATACTTGTTCTATCTTTCAAAAACGAAAAAGTTCATGCACTATATTCAAAATCGTGGGAAAGGTGCAGCAAATCAAATACGGATCGCCATTGGTGCGATAAAAGATTATACTCTGGAATTACCTCGCATTGTTGACCAGCGGAGAATAGTAGCTATCCTTTCCGCTTACGACGATCTCATCGAAAACAACCAGAAACAAATCAAGCTCCTCGAAGAAGCCGCGCAACGGCTCTACAAAGAATGGTTTGTCGATTTACGGTTTCCGGGGTGGGAAAATACGAAGATTGTGGATGGAGTGCCGGAGGGGTGGGAAAGAGCAACTGTCGGTTCTCTACTGCGCAAAATTTCTCGCACAAAACAAATACTAGCTTGTGATTATCAAATAGATGGAACTATTCCAATTATCGATCAAAGCAGAGATTTTATTGCGGGATACACAAACAATACAGAAGCACGTATAGAGCTTAATGAACCCATCATTGTATTTGGAGACCATACGCGCATCTTAAAATACATTACCTTTCCATTCGCAAAAGGCGCAGATGGTACACAGCTCATCATAAGTAGTTCTGACAGGATGCCACAATCATTGTTCTATTTCAGTCTAATTCACGTTGATTTATCAAACTATCACTATGCTCGACATTTCAAATATCTAAAAGAATCAGTCGTTCTTGTTCCTACAAGAATTATTGCCCAATCTTTTGATTCAATAGTACAATCCATCATGTCGCGTATACAAGTATTGCGTGACAATAGCTTCAAGGCAATTAAAGTCCGTAATCAACTTATACCTAAACTAATGAGCAAAGAAACGGAGGTTTAATATGAACGTACCTCAAGGCTTTCTTGATATGGTTTCAAAGGATATTGAACGACTTTCCAACATAAGCAATCTTTCCGAAGAAGAACTTCTTACCTTGCATCGCGAAATTGACGGAAGATATCAAGCCTGTGTGAAGGATTGGTTTAAAGGATTTTGGGGATCTTCTAACGACGGTTCTCTTATTTATTATAAATATCTTGATACATCTAGTATACTGGATAACTTCGTTTTGATGAAAGCCAAACTCGAAGCATTTCAATACCAGATGAACGCCATTCGTCTTCCTGAACCCGCATCAACGCAAGTCAATGTCACGACAAATCTAAACGTCAACGTCACGTTTGAGCAAGTTCGTTCTCAAATCGAAGATATGTCCTCTTTGACCAACGAAGAGACTGCCGAAATTCTTCAAAAAGTTTCTGAAATCGAAGATGTTGTCAAATCCAACGACACAAAGAAAAACAAATGGGAAAAAGCCAAGCCCGTTCTAAAGTGGCTCGCAGATAAAAGCTGCGATGTCGGGATTGCGTTGTTGCCGCTGTTGATGAAAATACAGTCTTAAAACATACAATAGTATCATATATTATTGCATAAAGACCATACACTAAGTTTATATTTGAAGGTGAGGTTTTCTTTATGCGGAGACATATCAAAGTTATCAAATTCACGGCTATATTCAGTTTATTGTCCCTTATTCTGACCTATTTAACCACTTTGAATATAGAATCTTCATTCCTTATTCTAAACACGCCTTGGATTTCCAATAATTTTTTATTAACCGTTTTTAGTGGGATTTTCTGCGGTTTTATCGTTGCTTTTATCAACGAAATTGGTTCTTACAATAACACAAAACACGAAATCGAAGATGCGTTGTTTTACAGTTCGCAAAATCTCTATATTCAACTTTTTTCATTACGAAAAAATATACGTTATTTGCTTGATACTCCTGAACAGCAAATTTCAGAAAACTTTTGTGATTTTAATGTTCAAAATTCCTATGTGTACATAAACTCATTACAAAACTGTGATTATGTACGTTTAAACAAAGAAAACAGGCTTTCTTTACTCCAGACAGAGTTCAATAAAACCATCTTATCGAAAATAACGCCTTCCCTAAATCATTGTATATATCTGCGGATTTCTATTTGCACGACTAAATTAACCAATCTCAAAATGTACAGCTCCGATTGTATTGTAACATCCGCTTATCCTCTCGTTAAAAAAACTCTTCAAATTCTAGAGGATAATCTTTCTCAATCCATTGAATGTGTTTCTTCCCATTTGAATGAGATCAATTTGTGTTGTAAAAACAGATTTAACTGGAATGAAAACAAATCAAGGATCGAGGAAAATTGTCTAAACCTCAATCAGGTCGATTCGTTTGAAACGTTTTTGCAAACGAATGTTGAACAGCCCTATCACTCTGTTTCCGCATAAGAGAAATTGTTAGGAGGTTGATCCCATGCCCTCCCCCGATTCCGAAGCCATCCTCATCCAGAAAAGCACCATCGACTGCCTGAAAAACGAGCTGGGCTGGGAGACCGCCTATGCCTTTCGTTCGGAAGCGCTCGATATCCCCGCCAATCACGGGTTCAGCACCTTCGGACGCAAAAGCTACAAGGAAGTCGTTTTGACCCGTTATTTCCGTGCAGCGCTGCAAAAGCTGAACCCGTGGATGACGGCCGCGCAGATGGATGAAGCGCAAAAACGTTTGGAAAGCCGCCTTTCCACCGCATCGGCGATGGAAATCAACGAGGAGAAATATCGGCTCATCCGCGACGGTATCCCGGTGACGGTCAAAAAATCGGGCGGCAGACAGGAAACGCGCCTTGCGGCGGTCATCGACTTCAAGCATCCGCAGGAAAACCACTTTCTGGCGATTGAGGAACTGAACATCGACGGGCCGCTGCATCATCGGCGGGCGGATATCGTGGGTTTCGTCAACGGGCTTCCGCTGCTGTTTGTCGAGCTGAAAAAGCACGACGTCGATGTAGAGAATGCCTATACGGATAACTATCAGGATTATTTGGATACCATCCCGCAGCTCTTCTATTACAACGCTTTTGTGATGCTGAGCAACGGCGTAGACGCCAAAATCGGCACGCTGGGCAGTAAATATGCGTTTTTCCACGAGTGGAAGCGTCTCAAAGAGGATGAGGTCGGCTGTGTTGCGCTGGAAACCATGCTGCGCGGCGTCTGCCGAAAGGAGAATTTCCTCGATCTGTTTGAAAATTTCATTCTGTTCGATCATTCGGAGGGAAAGACGGTCAAAATCCTTGCGCGAAACCATCAATATCTGGGCGTCAATGAGGCCGTAAAAGCCTATCATGCACGTAAATTGAAGGATGGCAGGCTGGGCGTGTTTTGGCATACGCAGGGCTCAGGCAAGAGCTATTCGATGGTCTTTCTGGCGCAGAAGATTCGGCGGAAATTTGAGGGGTCGCCAACATTCGTCATCCTGACCGACCGAGACGAGCTGAATAAACAAATCAGTGACACGTTTGAAAACTGCGGATTGCTGGGCAGCAAGGCGTCACAATTCATCGCCTCCAGCGGCGAGGATTTGATGGCCAAGCTCAGGGGCAACCCGAGCTTTATTTTCACATTGATTCAGAAATTCAATCATTCGGATGTGCAGCCGATTTTTCCGGATCACGATATCATCATCATGTCGGATGAAGCGCACCGCAGCCAGTACGGCATTTTCGCAGACAACATGATGAAGCTGCTTCCTACGGCGTCGCGCATCGGCTTCACGGGCACGCCGCTCTTTGCCAACGACAACATCACCGAGCGGACGTTCGGCGGCTATCTGTCCGTCTACGATTTCAAACGCGCTGTGGACGACGGCGCGACCGTTCCGCTGTATTACGAAAACCGTGCGGATAAAATCAAGCAGCTTGACAAGCCGCAAATCACGCAGGAAATTCTGGAAGCCATCGAAGCCGCCGATCTCGATCCCTCTCAGCAGGATAAACTGGAACGCGAATTTGCCAAAGAAATTCATATTTTGACCGCAGAAGACCGCCTTCGCAGCGTCGCCAAGGATTTTGTGCATCACTATGCCTCGCTCTGGACAAGCGGCAAAGCGATGGTCGTCTGCCTGAACAAGGTCACGTGCGTGCGCATGTATAACTTCGTTCAGGAATACTGGCAGCAGGAAATCGCCGCATTACGGGCGCAAATCAAAAACGTCCCTTCCGAGCAAGACGCGCAGGAGATGACGCGCAAGCTCAAGTGGATGCAAGAAACTGAGATGGCGGTCGTCATCAGTCAGGAGCAGAACGAAATCAAGACCTTCCAGAAATGGGGGCTCGATATCAAACCCCACCGCAAAAAGATGGAGGAACGCGAACTGGATAAGGATTTCAAAGACGGCAATCATCCGTTCCGCGTGGTTTTCGTCTGCGCCATGTGGCTGACAGGCTTCGACGTGAAGACCCTTTCCTGCCTATATCTGGATAAGATGCTGAAAGCGCACACCTTGATGCAGGCGATTGCACGAGCCAATCGCGTCGCAGACGGCAAAAGCAACGGCCTGATCGTGGATTACATCGGCATCGTGGACGCGCTGCGCAAAGCGCTGGCCGATTATACCCAAAGGGACAAAAGCGCTCCGGCCGTCGATCCAACCATCGACAAAACCGAGCTGTATAAGCGCATTGAGCAAATCATCGCCTCGGCTGACGCCTTCCTGTCCGAACGAGATTTTGATTTTCACCAGCTCGTCAACGCAACGGGCTTTGCGCGCCTGTCCATGATTCAGCAGGCCGCAGATCTCATCTGCGAATCCATCGAAAGCCGGAAATCCTTTCAAACGTATGCCTCCGAGCTGGAACGCATTATGAAGTTCATCTGTCGGGGAGAATTGAGCGACGACATTCTCGCCCAGCGCAGCGCCATTCATGCCATCGACGCCGAACTGCAAAAGAAGCGCAAACACGCGGACAATACGGATTTGATGGTTCAAATCAACAGCATTGTCAACGAATACATCGCCGTCGAACAACCAGAAGAAGGGCTCACGCCATCCCGACGCTTTGATATCAGTCAGATTGACTTTGATCTGCTCCGCCGTGAATTTGCCCGTTCACACCGCAAACACCTGATTCTTAAAGATTTAGATGAGCTGATCCAAGTTCGTCTGGATAAGCTGCTGTTTACCAATCCGCAGCGCATGGATTATTATAACCGCTATCAGCAGATCATCAGCACCTATAACGACAAACAGGATCAGGCTTCGATTGAAAAAACGTTTATGGATTTGATGGATTTAGCCAACTCCATGGATACCGAACAGCAGCGCTATGTCCGCGAGGGATTTTCCTCCGATGAAGAATTATCCGTCTATGATCTGCTTTTCCAAAGCAGCCTGTCTGCGCAGGACATCAAAAGGATCAAACAGGTTTCCGTCGAGCTACTTCAAAAGGTAAAAGCGCGTATTCACGAGCTGGATCATTGGGTCGATAAGCAGGAAACCAAAGCCTCCGTCGATAACCTGATTCGCGACGTGCTTTACGACGGCTTGCCGGACAGTTATCCCGTCGAACAAATCAACGAATATCGTCGGCGTATTTTCGAATATGTTTATACCCAGTATGGAACGGCCGCGTGATGCCCTGATATACGTCCTCATAAATGTCCTGATAAACGTCCTGTATCCTCTTCTTTTTTCAAACTTTTCATTTTCTCAAGGAAAATTCTATATTTTCGCTTGACATTCGCCTTACATTGTAATACAATGTATTTCGTAAGGAGGCTGATGTTGATGACGATTTCCTTGCGTTTGAACAACGAAGATGCCGCTCTCATCCGCAAATATGCCGACATGAAAGGCATTTCCGTTTCCGAACTGGTTCGCCGGAGCGTTCTTGATCAAATCGAAGATGAGTTCGACCTCAAGCTCTATCAGCGCGGTATGAAGGCTTATCGAGATGATCCAACCACCTATACGCTGGATGAAGTGGAAAGCGAGCTTAGTCTCAAATGAAGCAGTATACCGTTGAATTTACAAAAGAAGCGTTGCACCAGCTCAAAAAGCTAGATAAATACACTTCCATGCTGATTCTCGCATGGATCAGAAAAAATCTGGAAGGGTGCTCTGATCCTCGTCAACACGGAAAAGGTTTAACTGCTAATCGCAGCGGTCAATGGCGCTATCGTGTCGGCGATTATCGCTTGATTGCCGATATTCAGGACGACAAGATTTTGATTCTGATTTTGAATGTCGGTCATCGCCGCGATATTTACGAGCAATAACCGCAACTTTTCCGCTACCAAAACAATTTCATTTTCAGGATAAACGAGCCGATTTTCTAAACAAATATGTTTATAAAATGGTTCACTTTGCCGAGTGGGAATAATAAGATACCCCCTCCGAAAAGCGACGCAATAGCTGAGTTTTTTGGATTCTATTCCCGACTGTGGCAATGATTTGGCAACAGTTTTCATTATTCATAAAAGAGAGCTATCTGATTCGATGGTTGAATCGGGTAGCTCTCTTTTCTATTTACTTCATTATTCTGCGCATGATCGTTTGAATACAACGACCTTCCGTTCGTTTCGGAACATCCCGCACGGATTGCATCGATGGTCGCGCGCGCATACGGATCACTGGAATCCTCTTTGCCTCAGCACATCCCGCACGGATTGCATCTATAACACCTAATAGCACGAAGATAAAGAGAATGTCTTTGCCTCAGCACATCCCGCACGGATTGCATCCGGAGTGGCCGCCGCAAAGCCCGAGAACCTGATCGGCTTTGCCTCAGCACATCCCGCACGGATTGCATCAGCAAAATCGCACAGATGCAATGCCACAAATCCACGCAATATGCTGTGAGCTGGTAGATAGCTTTTCAGATACCGCAAAAGCAGCATCCGCGCTGACTATTTTCCCATGCTCTTCTACTGTCAAGGCAACCTATATTGCCATTATCGACAGTCTCGGACGGACAATCGACCGGTTTTTGGGGTGCGAATCGCACCGAAAAAGTCTGTTAGCTTACGCTTCGCCTAATCCCCATGCTGGATGGGGTCTTCGGCAGTGCGGACAATCGTTGAATCGTTTGGTTATGAAGCCGCACAAATTGCGGATAATCTCGTTCAAGGGTTTCCTGGTCAAAGCTTTCTGATTGGGAATCGTAATGCTGCAATAAAAACGCTGAATAGAGATCGCGCTGGATTCGATTACCGTCCGGCATATCATTCCATCGTTGGGAAAGTGATTTCTTTGCATAATCTTTTGACTGATGATTATACTGACTGGCTCTGAGCAGCATCGGAACTTCCACCACTCCGGTAAGCCCAAGAGAGATGCATTTCTTACAAAAATAGCGGATCGCCAATATTTGTAGCAATACTTAGAAAAATAGCTTAAATTTTGTCGTGGCTGGCAACCTTTCGGCAACCTCGTTTTTAATCGCGTCGCTAAGGAGCGTTGGATTCCAGCCGTCATCATGCATGAGGTGTGTATAAATACTCAACGTCGTTTGATACTCGGAATGACCTACAATATTCATCGTGACCTCCGGGCGCAAGCCTGCCATGACGCAGGATGTTATATAGTGGTGGCGCAACCAGTGCGGCGTAATGTCTACGTCCATGCGCGTTCTGATCCCGTCCTTCGGCGTGTTATCGGCGCGCTTTCGGGCATAGCCGCAGTCAAGCATCATCGCATTCCAGCGTCGGACAGCGCTGGTGGCGCTTACAGGCGCGCTGGCATTGGACAGCACATAATGGTCGGGAAGCCCGCGTGCGGCGCGCAGAACGGTCAGGAGCGCGTCAGGAACGGGCACAACACGGTCGGCGGCCTTATTCTTCTGGTGCGCAAGCCGATCAGGCGAATCCTTTGGCAGCGTCGCATCCAGCGCCCGACAAATACGGATCGTCTTCTTCTCCCAGTTGACATCCTTCCACATCAAACCAAGCGCCTCACCTCTTCGGCAGCCGGTGTAGTAGAGCAGATAGATCAGCAGGCCGTATTCCGAGGCTTCCGCTTCTTTCAGGATCGCGCGCTCCTGATCCTGCGTCAGGTAGTCCCTCGATTTGACCGCAGACGTGGAAGGCTTAGACAGCAGAATAGAGGGATCGCGGAGGATAATACCTTCGGCGATTGCGTATTGACAGGTCTGTTTCAGCGCGGAATGCGCCATGACGATTACAGGCTCCGAAAAGCCCGCGAGCTTGTCAAGGCAGGCTTGGAGGTCTTGGCGTGTGACGGCGCTGGTCAGCTTGCGCTCGGAGAAGCAGGGCAGGACGTGGCAGTTGATCGTCGAGCGCCAGCTACTAAGCGTCGAGTTGCGCTTGATCTTGGGCTTTTTGACCACGGTGAACCACTCAATGACCATATCGACAAACGGCTTATCCTGCGCCTTAACGCCGTGGACGTACTCATCCTGTACGTCCTTTTTCTTTTGCTCGAGCTCCCGGCGGGTCTTCGCGCTGATGTAAACGGGCTTGTCAATGCCGGGGACTGTGACCTTCGCGCGATACCGTTTATCGGTCTTTTCAGACATCTTTTTCCTCTCGGGCATACGCTCAATCCTCCTTAAAATCGCACTCCAAACCCGACGTGACGAAGCGCGCTGGTGTAGGGAGTGTAGGCATTTGCGCAAACTTTTTACTGGTGTAGGGAGTGTAGGCATTTGCACAAACTTTTTACGGGTGTAGGCGGTGTAGGGTCTGCACGAACTTTTTACGCAGTGAAAATCGGCGATTTTAGCCTCTGGTGTAGGGTGGTGTAGGGTTTACATAATTAATCCCTACACCCGCGCCCCCACGCGCACCTTAGAGTATTATAGTGTAAACCCTACACACCCTACACCAACCAATCAAAACGATAGGATTTTAGAGTCAGGCCGATTGCTATATGTCATAACAATCCGGGGTGTTTGGCGATTTTTATATTTTCATACGGGTTTGTGAATGTCTTTGTCGAAGCGCGCATATTCGGCTCGTTTAGCGGTATACTTGGACAAAGAAGCGATGGCTTTGATATTCGCCCTGTAGCGCGTTCTACGGGCGCGGATGTCAAAGGCATCCACCGATTCGATTCAAGCGGCGTATGGCCGCATAGAACCCGTCGAAAGGAGCGATTAGGATGACACACGAGGATCAAACTTGGCTGGATGAACTTATCAGGCGTACCCGGCACGGCGTGAAAGTATCACTCTGGATCGTCGAACATAGTGGACAGTAGCTTGAACGCAGACTCAATGACCGTTCGCTCCTGAACAGTCAGCGGCCGTCCGCCTGTCCGTTCGTCGATGACCCGCATGAGTGCGGCCTTGACCGACTCGAATGAGTCAAGCGCCTCTGTCTCATTCCACCCGATCAGATAACTCGGTGCGACGTTAAGAGCCTTGGCTATGATCTCAAGTCGATTGAATGGAACCTTCGGGGTAAACCCGGAAGCGTATCTGTAAAGGCTAGATTTAGAGATTCCTGTCAATGCGGACAGTTCGCCGTAAGAAAGATTAGCGCGTTCCATGGCGTTTCTAATTCTATCCGAGATCAGTTCAAATTCGTCTATACTTTCCTCAGCCTGAATCGCGACAGGCTTTGAACCTTGATTGTTTTCGGGCTTGATCTCAGCGTCTCCTAAAAGCGCCGCGGGTGATACGCCGAGAACATGCGCGATCATCACGACTTTTCTTTGCGGCAGATCGCGCTTGCCCATTTCAATTTTATTGATGGCCGATCTTGTTTTATAACCCACCTTTAAGGCCAAATCTTCTTGGGACATCCCGGCTTTCTTTCTCGCGTTTGCAATGTTAGCTCCAATGTCGGCCATAAGATTGCCTCCTCTGTATTTCTGAACAAGTCTTAACTCAAAAGCAGGTGCTAAAATGCACGCCGTGTATCTATACTATACCAAGATAAAGGAGAGGTTGGTTATGAAAGAGCGCTTCTTAAAAGACAAACCCATGTACCCGGAACGGAAAACCATTCCCGTTGAATTTGATCGGGAAAGAAAGGAAATCTCCGCGATTGCCGAAATGCTAACCGACGGAGAAAACATTTACTGCCTGCTTGGCGCTGCGCAGGCGATGCTTCTTTACGAAGCAGAGATCCACAGGCACGCCAATGTCACTTGAGACCGCCTTGAAAATAAGCGGCTAATTCATCGAACAGTTCATCCGGCATTTCTATGATTTGCAGGATGAACTTTTTTTTGCTTACGCCAGCTTTGCGGAACTTTAAGGCCATCTCCGCAAATTCTTCTTTCAGTTCTTCTTTGGTTTGGGGATCTGCGTCCCGGCTTGGCAAGCCGATCAGCTCGTCGGTGCTTACTTCAAGGATAGATGCTATCTTCTTTAACATTTCAACATCGGGTTCTCTCTTATTCTTTTCCCAATAGTTTAGCCTAGTCGGAGTTACCCCCAAAGCCGCCGCAAATTCCTTTTGATTAAAGCCTTTTTCGCCTCTTCGTTCGATAAGCCGTTCACCGAATGTCATAAAGATCACCTCTTTTCTCTACCCATATGATACCATTGATTATTCGCGAAATCAACAGGGAAATCAGCAAAATGCGAATTTTCTTTCCCAAAACTAGTTGACAAATCAGCGAAGTGCTGATACTATGTATGCGTGGTTAGCAAAATGGTAATTCTAAGGAGGTGAGCATCGATGTACAAGAATGTCAAAGCGGAACAGGCAAGAGCCGGAATGACCAATCAGCAGGTCGCTAATGTCCTTGGCCTTTCTCGACGCGGATATGAAAACAAACTCAAAACCGGTCATTTTACGCTCAACGAGTGTAGAAAGCTGTGCGAGATGTTTTCTTGCAGTTTCGATTATCTTTTCGCAACCGAATAAAAAAAGACCGCCCGGCGCAAGACTTCACCGGGCGGAGACACAAGACTGGGGGTCTCTATGGATAAAGTATACCACGAAACTCACGATTTAGTCAAGACCTTTCAAAACGACTAGAGCGGGAGCGCGAGGATGCTTGCGGACGAAAAGAAAGCCCTTTACTTGCTCGGTGTCGCAGAAGTGTTGCGCGCTGTTGAAGCAACGCAGACATCATTTGCGAGCTGACCGCAAATAATCGGCCATTCCGTCCAGAAGTTCATCCGGCATTTCGAGTATCAGGCGGATGAGCTTCTTTTTATTTTCGGACGCGACCCACATTAAGCGGGTCATTTGGCTCGGTTCTTCGCTAACGGATTCGTCGCCGTCTATGGAGGGCTTTTCGACCCAGTACGACATGGGGACGTTCAGCGAGTTTGACAGCTTCCTTATCGTGCTCATTCGGATTCCGTCTGGTCCTTTTTTGTACCAGCCGTCAATCGTCGTATAAGGCAAGCCCGTCATTCTTGAGAGGTCACTCTTTTTTAAGGAATGCTTTTTCATGTAGGCGTCTAGCGCTTCAAGAAATTCGGATTCCATCTGTGGTTTCTCACTCCTTCTGTCGTTGTTGTCGTTGTTATCGTATCTTTATTTTACCCCATACCGCAGGGCGTGTCAATAAAATATTACGTGTAATCGTAAAAAAGTTCTTGACAATTGCGAAAAGGGGTGATAGTATAAGGCTAAAATTACCCCAAGAGGTAAACAAGGAGGTGACTTGATGTACGCAAACCTGAAAAATGCTCTGCAAAAGAAGGGCATCACCATTAAAGACTATGCCGAATTCTTGAGTGTATCCGAAAAAACCGTAACCAATAAATTCAACGAATCGACTGAATTTACCTACGGAGAGTATCGGAAGACCTGCAAGATGCTCTTTCCGGAGTATAATCCGGATTACCTTTTTGCGACGGAATAAAAAAGCGTTTTTGTCACGAACCTTGACGAGGGGGAGATGAAAGAGAATGAACGGTATAACGATTTACCGAAACGATGAGTTTGGCGCAGTACGCACCATGGAACTGAGAGGCGAGCCTTGGTTCGTTGCGTCGGATGTGTGCAGGGCGCTTGGGCTGGAACAGACACATAAAGCCCTGAATCGCCTTGACGAGGACGAAGTAGGTAGGGGAATTAAAATCCCCCACCCGCAGTCGCCTGAAAAAACGATTGAGGTGAGCCTCGTCAACGAACCGGGCTTGTACAGTTTGGTGCTTGCTTCCCGCAAGCCCGAAGCGAAAGCGTTCAAGCGCTGGATCACGCATGAGGTGATTCCGAGCATCCGTAAGACCGGGAGCTACAGTGTTCCGCAAGCGGAGACAGCGGCAGACGTTCGGGCAAAGGCGATGCTGTTAAACGCGAAATCGCGGATGCTTGCGGCGGCGAGTAAGGCGGTATCGAACTTCAACCTGTCGCCGGTCGCGCTGGAAACGCTGGGCATCACGATGATTGAGGAATACGCCGGGGTGAAGACCGGGTACAGGCCACCGGTCGAGAAGACGTATACGGCGACGGAGCTGGGGCAGATGTTCGGCGTATCGGCCAACATGATCGGCAGGATCGCCAAAGAGCACGGCTTGAAAACAGAGCAATACGGA